ACACCACATACAAAGACAACCTAGAGAATCTATCAGAGAGCTATATACAACAGATAGAAAACATAAGACAACGCAGACCTGAGAAATACAAACATCAGATGCTTGGAGGTTGGTTAAGCAAAGCAGAAGGAGTTATATTCAATAACTGGAAGGTAGGTCAATTTAAGAAAGTTGGTGTTTCTGTCTTTGGACAAGACTATGGATTTGCTTCAGATGAAAATACTTTATGTGAAACCAATATAGATTCAACAAATAAAATCATCTATCTAAGGGAATGTTTTTATATCAAAGGACTAACCACATCTCAGATAGCTGACTTAAACCTTAAACACGCTAAGACAGACCTTATTGTAGGAGACTCAGCGGAGCCTAGATTAATATCTGAGGTAAAAGCCAAAGGATGTAATATCGTGCCTTCAATCAAAGGACAGGGTTCAATCACTTATGGCATTAGCTTACTCCAAGACTATGACCTTATAGTGGAAGAGAATAGTATCAATCTAATTAAGGAGCTGAACAACTATTGTTGGTTAGAGAGAAAATCAAACACACCCATAGACAAATGGAATCACGCATTAGATGGAATCAGATACGCTGTGTCATACCAACTTCAGAATCCTAACAGAGGCAAATACCACGTCAGCTAAGATAAGGTTGTAAAACATTTTGTGGATAACCCAAGATGTCGTATCTTGTAGACCTAACCAATTATAGTAACATGAAAAAGAAAATTATATGGACAGATGAATTAGTGCAACAATATGCCTACTTCTATTGTAGCAACCCTGATTGGAAAAATCACAAAGGGACTCCTAAATCAAAAGAAAAACTTAATAAGTTTAAAAATCATATCTCTGATGAATCAGAATTTATGCAAGGGGAGTCAGTTGTTAATTCAGAAAAGGAATCAGTAAAAACTTTATTATGGCAAGACTTTAGGCATGTTCCTGAATGTTATAATAAAACTGAGACACTTATAATTAAACAATCAAAATAAATAGGGGAGGGTAAAACCTCCCTTTTAAAAACCTAGCCAAGATGAAAAGACCTAGAACATTAGAAGATTACAAAGCATACGCCTTTGGCTTCACATTGATAATAGCCTTTTGTTTGTTTCCATTTGCTGGAACTGCACTTTTAAAGTATATATTTGGATTATGATAAAAGACACAGACGATTTATTATATACAAGCAACACCAAGATGATTATCGAATTATTAGACAAGTGGAGCAAAGCCAAACCAAATAACAAAGAACTGGTAGCAGTCATTGAAGCTTTTTGGGAAATAACTACCTATGTAGGCAGATTAAGAGTTCAAGAACAAGATGGGAGACTAGCTGTCTCAGATGCAAAATATATGACTAACTTAACCAAGTTAAAAATAAAAGAGATTCAAGAAATATTTAACACTTACAAAGTATGAGCTATATAGACATTGGAAATCCTTACCTGGTAGATTACGAAGGTGAATGCACAGAATGTGGAACACGAATAGAACAAGAATGGGGTGTTTGCTCTAGTGCTTGTCAAGAAGCCTCTGACAGATGAAACAATCACCAAAGTATTATCTAGGCAAGTATATGAAGATAGAAGCTAAGAACGTAGTATGGGACTTTCAAGATGACAACTACAACTTAGGGACTGCACTCACTTATATTATGAGAGCTGGGAAGAAACCTAACAACCCAATCACTCAGGACATAGCTAAAGCCATACATCATTTAGAGATGGAACTGGAGAATCAAATCTATATTGAAGAATTAAATAAGAGACACAAATTATAGTTTAGTTGCTTTTGGTTAGGCAATTTGGGTGGGCAGAAATGTCCGCCCTTTTTTATTAAATTAGTTCAAAGAAAATAAGTCTAAAAATTACGTTATATAATTATGAAGATTAAGGTTAACATACCAACATCATTATCAGATATCAAGCTATCTCAGTATCAAAAGTTTCTTAAAATACAAGAAAACAATGAAGATGAAAGATTTCTTCAGGCTAAGATGATTGAGATATTTTGCAATATGCCTCTTAAATCTGTCATGCAATTAAAATACAATGACACAAATGAAATCAGTTCTCTGCTCACAGATATGTTTGAGCAAAAACCTAAACTGGTAAGGAGATTTAAATTAGATGGTATTGAGTATGGTATGCACCCAAACCTTGATGAATTATCACTAGGAGAATACATTGACCTAGACACATACATAGGAGACTGGGAGAATATGGAGCGAGCTATGAATGTTTTATACAGACCTATTGAGAACACTTATAAAGAGAGTTACAATGTTCAGGACTACAAAACTGAGAGCTATCCAAACGCTTTACATATGCCAATGGATGCTGTGCTAAGTTCAATTTTTTTTTTGTGGAATTTAGGACTAGAATTATCGACAGTTATGATGAGCTATTTGGAAAGCAATCAGGACTTGGACTTGACAGAGTTTCTAGCTTCTCAGGAAAATGGGGTTGGTATCAATCATTATTTGGACTCGCTCAAGGAGATATTACAAGATTTCAACATATCACCAAATTAGGAATGCACGAATGTCTAATGATGTTATCATTTATGAAAGACAAAAACGAGCTAGAAGCTGAACAAATTAAAAGAAAGATAAAATGAGCAATAACGACAATCAAGCAATCAGAGGTTTTTATCAATTAACCGAAACGATAAAGACTCAGTTGCTAGGTGACCCTAATGTAAACACAGTAACAACAGGAGAGTTATCTGATGTCAATTTAAACAAGCAAGACATCTTTCCGATGTGTCATATTATTATTAATAACGTAACAGACGAGGAGCAAGTTCTCAGGTTTAACATTACAGTCTTAGCGATGGATATGGTAGACCAATCTAAAGAGGAAACGATTGACATATTCACAGGCAACAATAACCATCAAGACATTTTAAACACTCAACTTAGCGTATTAAATAAGCTCATTCAAGTATTAAGAATGGGTCAGTTGTTTACAGACAAATATCAGCTTGATGGCAATCCTACTTGTGAACCTTTCTATGATAGGTTTGAGAATGAGTTAGCTGGATGGGGTGCTACTATGGATGTGATGATTTACAATGATATTTATATTTGCTGATGGCAACCAATAAATATATAAATCTAAAAAAGGCTTTAAACGCATATGGTAAATATGTAGTTCAACAATCTAGGTCAAACCTGACTAAGTTGAAAAAGGGTGATGGCCCTTTATATAATTCTATTTCTTATGAATTAGATTCTGAAAAAGGAATTTTCTTGTTAGAGTTTTTAATGGAGGACTATGGAGAGTTTCAAGACAAAGGAGTAAGGGGTGCAGGAGGCACAAGAAAAACCACAAGCCAGTTCAATAGAAAGAACAACAAGGGAAAGATATGGAAACAAAAAGGTGGAAAGAGTCCGTATAGTTTTAAAGAGGGAAGGAAGCCCTCAGTTAAGCACTTTAAACAATGGTCACAATCAAGAGGACTCAATGCTTATGCAATTAGAGAATCAGTATTTCGTCAAGGATTAAAACCTTCATTCTTCTTTTCTAAACCATTCAACAAAGGCATAGAGAAATATGCAGATGAGATTTTCAATGGTTTTGTCTTAGACGTAGAAAATAAAATATTATTCGGAGAATCAAAATAAAATACAATGTCACAGAAAGCACTTAGAAGTCCACAATATATAAATGCTACCGCAGCATCAAATACATTATCAACAACATTAAAAATTAGTATTGGTGGGACATTAAGATATACTCTACTTAAAAACACAACCGCTGGAAGTAATGTTGTCTTTGAATATGCGGAACTTGCTAGAGATTATTTTACTACTTCTTTCAATGGGGTTTACGCAATTCAAGAACTAACAATTCAATTACAGATTTTTGGTTATGCAGGAGCAAATGGAACAGGCAGTCCTACATCAGATATAGTTAATACTACTGTAAAAGGTGTTGATGGCTTTGGTACATTTATGGAGGGTGCTAATCCTTCAATACCATTTCCATCACGAACTGCCCCTGCTTGGTTAGTATGTTCTAAAAATAGTGCTGGAACAAGTCAGATATTTGTTCCTGTGGGAGTTGCTGGAAAAGCTCCTTATATGAAAGGAAATGGTGAAGATTATGAATTATCTTATGAAAATTACACTACTACCGAAGAAGAAATAGGTGGAGAGGGCGAAATTACTCAAGTGCTAAAAATAAACAGAGTTGATTGTTCAAAGTATGGCACAGGAAACAAGTTCACCTTTGTCAATAAGTACGGAATGCTTCAAGACATTTATTTCTTTTTAAAGAATGTCAAAAGGCTAAACAGAACAACGGAAAGTTTCCAAAGGAATATTATAAACACAACAGGAGCTGTGACTTATAATGTAAATAGTGCTGCTAAAAAACATTTTAACACAGAAGGGACACAAAGCAACATATTTAATTCAGGATATTACCCTGAAGAGGCTAATTGTATGTTTGAAGAATTGCTATTGTCAAACTATGTATGGATGACTAGACCAAGCACATCAAGTTCAGGAGTAGAGGTTGTGCCTGTAATGGTTAAGAGTTCTGATTTAGTTTATAAAACATCTTTAAACGATAAGCTAATTGAATACACAGTAGAGTTTGAGGATGCGTTTGACTACATAAACAACGTCAGATAATGCAAAAGCTACAACTGTACATAGGAGGTGAAAGAATAGACTTATTTGCAGATGAGACTGTTTCTATGACTCAATCAATTCAAAACATTAAAGACATAGAGAAGGTATTTACAGAGTTTACTCAGCCTTTTACTGTACCAGCTAGTAGTTCAAACAACAAGATATTTAAACACTACTATAATTTTAACATTGATAATGGATTTGATGCAAGACAAAAAGCATCTGCTTCTATTGAGTTAAACTTTATACCTTTTAAAACTGGATTCATACAACTAACAGGAGTAGAGCTTAAAAAAAATCTACCATACGCTTACAAGATTACTTTCTTTGGTAATACAATAAACCTAAAGGACATTCTTGGAGAATCTGAGTTGTCATCATTGACATTTCCTAATAGCTTAAATAGAGCTTATAAATACGGGACAACAAGTCCTAATGTTGGAATTAAAGGAGCAATGACTAATGGCTTACAAAGCATTATAGCTCCATTGATAACACATACACAAAGGCTATTTTATAATTCAGACAATTCAACTAAAGACCAAGCTGGTAATTTATACTATCATAGCACTAACGCAACAGGAGGAGTTCTATGGTCTGATTTAAAATATGCTATTCGTTTATATGAGATAATACAAGCGATAGAAACAACATATCCATCAATAGACTTTTCTACTGATTTCTTTAGCACAAGCAATTCTACTTTCTATAACCTTTATATGTGGCTACATAGAAAAAGTGGAACTGTTGCACCTGAAGAACAAACAACTACAAACTGGGTTCAAGTTGATGCTTGGTCACAAGCAAATACAGGAGGCACGATAATAGGTAGAGCAGGAGCTAATATTGTAGTAGACACAACTTTGGCATTTAAAGGGATAATTGATGGTGCTTTGAGCATAACCCCTGAACAGACTGATGTTAAATATGATATTAGAATATTAAGAAATGGACAAACTTTTTTTGAGAAATTTAATCAAGAAGATGTATTTACGCTAAGTCAGTTGTTTCCAAGTGGAACATATACGATAGAATTAAATTCAGCAGAAAGTTTAGAATTTACACAAGGAAATATAGAATTTACTTTTACAGGAGACACAGATACAAGTCCTCAAGTTGCTTTTACAAACGTATTAACAAATAGCAATATTGTAGATTCATTAAGTTCAGAATTATACTTTGTTATAGCTCAACAAATACCTGAGATGAGAATTATTGATTTTATTACAGGGCTATTTAAAATGTTTAATCTAACAGCTTTTGTTAATAGTGCTGGGGTTATTGTTGTCAGAACTTTAGATAGTTACTATGCCGACAGAACAAACAATTCTAGTGGAGGTAATTTTGACATCAACGGATTTTTAGACATAACTAAAAGCACAGTAGATGTTGCCTTACCATTTAGACAAATAAACTTTAAATACAAAGGCACAAAAACTTTCTTAGCAAATCAATATGGAGAATCAAATAACATTGGTTGGGGTGAGTTAAGATACACGCAAGATGGTCAAGATTTTGATGCACCTAATAAGGAATACATTTTAGAAGCCCCATTTGAACACATGATGTTTGAAAGGCTATCAAATCAAAACGCATCTCCAATTGTATTTGGTTCTACTACTATTCAATATGGGTTTTTTGTAGACAGCAATCAACAACCCTATTTTGGTGAGCCTTTAATTTTCTACGGAGTTAATGCAACAGCCTCTGCTCCAACTGTTGTTACACCTATATATTTAAAATCAGCTTCAAACGCAGGGGCTTCACAAAACGCATATATTATTCCATCTAATTCGTTGTCGCTTTCCTCAAGCACAAGTACAAAGAATTTAAACTATTCTTTAGAGATTAATGAATACACAGGGGATTCTACATTTACACAAACTTTATTTGAACAAGAATACAAAACGTATATAAGTGATGTATTTAGTTCAAGAAGGCGAATCACTAAGGTGTCTGCTTTTATGCCTTTAAAAGTCCTCTATGACCTTCAGATGAATGACTATATGACCATAGGACAACAATCTTATAAGATAAATAGTATTACAACGGATTTAACCAATGGCAAGAGTTCGCTTGAGCTTCTAAACAACGTACAATGATTAAAAACATATTAGACCTTTTAAAAGTAGCCAAAGGAGAAACTGAAAATATCAGGATAGCACAAGGCAAATACAATTTACCAAAGACAATAAAATCAGCATACAAAAAAATTAAAAGCGAAGCAAAATGGCAACAGTAAGAGAATTTGAATTAGACGTAGATACTGGTAAAGCAGAAAAGAATGTTGATGATTTAGCAAAAAGCATTGACAAGTTAGCTGAATCTATTAGTGATAGCAATAAGGAAACTGTTGAAGGTTTAAAAGACGTAGAGGCGGTATCTAAAGAAACTGCTGGTGGTGTAAAGAAAATAGGTACGGCGCTTAAAGCAGCTGGTATTGGTTTAGCTATCGCTGCATTTACACAACTTAAAGAAGTATTCTCTCAGAATCAAAAGGTTGCTGATGCTTTTAGCACAGCGTTTGAGTTTATCAGTTTAGCATTTAATGATTTCTTCAAGTTTATTGATAGTAATGTTAGTGTTGTTGTAGATTTTTTCAAGGCAATTTTTGAAGACCCTAAACAAGCAGTAAAAGATTTAGGAACTGCGATTACAAACAACTTGATTGAGAGGTTTGAATCATTGCTTGACATGCTAGGGTTTCTAGGTAGTGCTTTAATTAAAGTATTTAGTGGAGATTTCAAAGGAGCTTTAGAAGATGCTAATTCTGCCTCTGCTGAATTGTTTGATGTCGTTACTGGTGTAGACGATAGCTTCAACAAGGTTGTAGAAACAACAAAAAAAGTCATAGGTGGTGTAGTTGAATACACAAAGGCAACAGTCAAGTCAGCTGCTGAGAATGTACAATTAGCGAGAACTGCTGAGTTGGCTGCGGTGGCTAATCAAGGTCTTATAGAAAAGTATGATAAACAAGCTGAGAAACTTCGACAAGTAAGAGACGAAGAAAGAAACACTATTGCTGAACGTAAAAAAGCCAATGATGATTTGAATGCAGTTTTAGATGAGCAAGAGAAAGCTATGTTGGCAAACGCTAATGCTATTCTTGCAACAGCACAAGCTCAATTTGATAAAAACGGAAATGATGAGAATGCTATTGCTCTTATGGAGGCTAAGAATGAAGTCGCAGCAGTAGAGGCTCAGATAGAGGGATTTAGGTCAGAACAAAAAGCTAATGACCTTGCTTTAGACAGAGAGCAATTAGAATTGAATGAATCTATTAGTTCAGGAGAAGCGGAAAGAAACAAAGCTAAAAATGAATTTAACGCAGAGCAAATAGAGAACGATGTTTTGAGATTACAAACACAATTAGCAAATGCTAAAAAAGAAGAAGAAATAGAAACAGAACGATTAGAGACAAAGAAAAAATTATATAAGGAAGGAACACAAGCATTTGTAGATGCTAACAATGAGCTTTTAGCTTTTTCTCAAGAGAATGCAAACAATCAAATACAAATAGAGAGAGATTTAAACAAGGCAAAAGGTGATGCTATAATAGGGGGTCTTTCAGGCATAGCAGACTTGGTAGGTAAAGAATCAAAATACGGAAAAGCTATTGCTATTGTACAAGCGATTAGAGACACTTATGCAGGAGCAACTAAAGCATTAGCTCAAGGTGGTATTTTTGGAGCAATAGGAGCTGCTGGAATAGTAGCATCGGGTATTGCTAACGTCAGAACTATAGCTGCAACACCTGACCCTGAACCGCCACCCGGTCTTGGTGGTGGTGGTAGTGGTAGTAGCTCATCTATTCCAGCAATTCCTACGCCTCCTTCATTTAATATAGTAGGTCAGACAGGAACAAATCAGTTGGCTGATGCAATAGCAGGACAAAATGGTTCTCCTGTTAAAGCCTTTGTGGTTGCTAGTGATGTGACTACTGGTCAGAGCCTAGAGAGAAATATTATAGAAGGAGCTAGTTTATAAATACAAAATTGTAATTTAAAATCGTTATATAGATATGAAAATAGTTGAACTTATACTAGACGAGACACAAGAGATGATGGGCATAGATGCTATCTCTATTGTTGAAAGTCCAGCAATACAAGAAGATTTTGTAGCACTAAATTCACAAGAGATTAAACTTGCAGAAGTTTCTAAGGAAAAGAAAATACTAATGGGTGCATTGCTTGTACCAAACAAACCTATCTACCGAAAGAACGGAGATGATGAGTATTATATATATTTTTCAAAGGACACCATTGCAAAGGCTTCTCAGTTGTATTTAAAGAATGGCTATCAAGGCAATTCAACACTAGAACACGCAAGTGCCTTACAAGGGCTTACATTGGTTGAGAGTTGGTTGGTAGAAGATGAGGTTAATGACAAGTCAAGAGCTTATGGCATGAATGTTCCTGTAGGGACTTGGATGGGTTCAGTAAAAGTAGACAACGATGAAATATGGAACGAATATGTTAAAACAGATAAAGTCAAAGGTTTTTCTATTGAAGGATATTTTTCTGATTCATTGGACAAGCCTAAAGAAGAAGATATGGAAGAAGTAGAAGCATCACATTTGCTTAGTGCTATCGAGAAGATAGTCAGAGGCGAGAAGGTTGAGTTAGCTATCCTTCAAGATATTGACAAATGGTTTAATTCTTTTGCTGGAGATGCTGGTACTGCAAAAAATAACATTTCAAATGCTGCTTCTAAATTAGAAGATATATCTAGTGGAATGGAGAAAAAAATAACACAAGCAAAAGAAGGATTAAAAAACGCTAAAGATTTAGGAGCTGATTCTGCAATTAAAAGTCTTTCATCATTTATAAAAGTATTTGAAAAAAAATCAAATCAATTTAAAGACATAGCTTCTCAAATAAACAAATTATCAAATTCAATTTCAAAATCATAATTAAAATGAAAACACCATTTGACCTAGATAAAATCTATAACAAGTTACCACAAGAGAAAACTGAATTGTCTATTGAGAAGGTTGCTTTAGGATTAATTGATGACATTAGAGCAGACGTGGCACAAGCAAATAAAGGTGCTATGAAGGGGATTGATATGATAGAATCAGCAAAAAAACCTTTAGAAAATTCTTTAAGAGATAATAAAAGTTTATTTAAAAAATTACAAATAACTAAAAAATCTGCTATTGAATTAGGTGTAAGAGATATTTTAAAAGAAGTTCAAAAGTATGAAAGACAAGTTGATGAAAATATAAAGTCAATAAATAAAATTTTAAATGGTCTATAAAAATAAATTAAAATGAAAACACCACAAGAGTTAGATAAAATCTACAACAAGTTACCAAAGGAAAAGACAGAATTGTCAAAAGTAGAATTAGCAATTGCTGATGATATAAAAAAACTTGCAAGTCAGGCTAAAGCCGAACTAAATGATTTAAAAAATTTTGAAAAATATGGATTAGCTTTTAAAAAAAATCTTACTAACTTATTTCAAGAAGGTGAGAAACTTGAAAAACTTATGATTAAAGCTTCTAATAATTCTGATAAAACTGTTGATAGAGCAATAAAAGTTATGGATAAAGCTGATGATGCTGCAAAAGCATTAGGAGTTTCATCAAAGGCTATAGAAGGGTATTCAGAATTACTCAAGACTTCGAATGAACTAGAGTTGACTGCTCAAGATATTGTAAGCCTAGCTAAAAAAATGTTTGCTTAATCTGTTAAATAACAATGCCAAACAAAACTAACTACATACCCAGTCGTTCATCGCCTAGAGGTGCATCAAGAGGTTGTTTGTGTAGAGATAAAAACATCTACTCAAGGGAATGTTGTACAGGAGACATAATGGCTCAGGGCATAGGAAACATCACAAGAACAGATTGAAAATGCAAAAATTAAATTAATAGACGTTATATAGTTATGAAATCAAGTGAAATGATAAATAATATCAAAACACTTCTAAACATCGAGGTAAAACTTGAAGAGATGAAGTTGGAGAATGGAACAGTTGTAATGGCTGATTCATTTGAAAAAGGAAAAGAGATTTTCATCAAAACCGATGATGAAAAAGTTGCAATGCCTGTAGGTGAGTATCTTCTCGAGGATGGTCGCTTGGTAGTTGTAGAAGAGGAAGGAATTATTGCTGATGTCCGAGAGGTGTCTGACGAAGTTCCTGCAAAAGAAAATGAAGAAGGTGAGGAAATCACTTCTGACTTAGAAGAAGAAGACAAGAAAGAAGAAATGGGATACGCAACAAAAGAGGAGTTATCTTCTGCTGTTGAGGAAATGAAATCTATGATTGAAGAAATCAAAGCTATGGTTTCCCCTAAAGAAGAAATGTCAGATGATGACGTTGAGCTTTCTAAGAATATCAAAGAAGAATTATCTGCTCCTGCTTCTGCTCCTATCAAGCATAGCCCTGAAGCAGAATCTGCTAAAGTAGAACAAAAAGTCTTTGCTCAAAGTAAAGTGAGAACAACCCTAGACAGAGTAATCAATAAATTAAACAAATAAAATGAGTACATTTAATTAT